GGGTTGCCAGCCAGCTGGGGGGTTGTTGGGCCGATACGCCCCGCGGAGGTCTGCCCCGCGGAGGTCTGCCCTGCGGAGGTTTGCCTCGCGGAGGTTCGCCCCGCTGAGGTCTGCCCCGCGGAGGTCTGCCCCGCTGAGGTCTGCCCTGAAGAGGTTCGCCCCGATGAGGTCTGCCCCGCTGAGGTCTGCCCCTCGGAGGTCTGCCTCGCTGAGGTCTGCCCTGAAGAGGTTCGCCCCGCGGAGGTTCGCCCCGATGAGGTCTGCCCCTCGGAGGTCTGCCTCGCGGAGGTCTGCCTCGCGGAGATTTGCCCCTCGGAGGTCTGCCCCGCGGAGGTCTGCCCCGCGGAGGTCTGCCTCGCTGAGGTCTGCCTCGCGGAGGTCTGCCTCGCGGAGGTCTGGTACTACAGAGTCCAGAGCATCATCGTCATCGGGCGGTTTTTGGTCGATGGGATCAAGAGCATCGTCGTCGTTCCCAGTTTCTAGCATGTCCCAAACCCGGGACTCGATCTGGGTAAACGCCAGACCCAGCGCCTCTTGCGTCTCGGGCGCACTCTGGGCTCCGTCTGCGCCAGGGATGGGGCTCTCCTCGATGGTGGTCATCATCCAGATGATGATGGCTTTTCGCTCTCTTTCTGTGAGTCCTTCCTCCCCGTATAGGTTGCTCGATTCCTGATCCGCCACGAACTGGCGGACATTGCCGATGGTGGCTGTGTAGTCCATCGTTTCCCTCCTTCCAGAAGTCATCACCGCGTTGCTCTTTCCTCGTCCCACCTCTCCCAGCACAGGTATTTGTTTGGGAAATGTTTACATCTGGTAAACAGGCCCCAGCCGCATTCTGGCCAGTATGGCTTTCTCCTGCTATCCGCCGACTGGAACCACCATTGTGGGCATGTGTGGTCTCTAAGCTCGGATTTTGGCGGGAACGGCTCACCTTTAGCCCATTCAGGGTACGGCATTCCTCCTGCGACACCAATGCCTAGTGTTATACCAGGGTTGGCTTCGGCTACTGTATCGACGTCATACCTTGGAACGCGCCCCTCAAAGTCGTCCCACTCGAACACCAGCATCGTTTTACCAGTGCCTTTGCACTTCATGCAAAGCACTCCGTACCGCTCGCGTTCCGCCATGCCGACATATATACCAGTGCCTTTGCAGTCCTTGCATTGGGCTTCTTCCTCTTGTTTGTGGTGTGCCATTATTATACCTCCTTGTTCCTTAGACTCCCCGCTGGGGTGGTCAAACCCGTGCTTGGCCACCCTGCCGAGAGTCTAAGCCGCCGGGAGGTATGCCGCTATACGCTCCATGCGTGCATCCAGGCTCTGAGTGGTTAGATCATCTCGGAGCCACCCGGTAGACGCCGGCTCGACATCACACCCGGCGATTACCAGTGATAATCGCCGGATGCTCTCTTGATGCGCTAGTCGCCGCTCGTGCTCCGGCGAGCCGCAATAGTCCAACATACTCGCCAAGTCAAATGGGGGCTCTGGCCCCATGCGATCAAGGCGGTTGCGGCATAGCATCCGCAGCCTAATGGCCGCCATCTTGATATTGTTTCGTCTCATTGTTTTCTCTCCTCTCTCTCTCGCATCCATGCCTCAAACGCCTCCGCATCACGATGCCGAAAAGCATGATCGGCAGGGTCAAAGACTCGATACGGTATGCCTGTTCGCGGGCAACGACATTCCAGGGTATAGCTCCCGTCCTGTAGGCGATAACCGGTAACGACGCCGCCATCTTTGTTGATCTGTTGCGCTAGCGCAACAACTTCTTTACTCGTCATCGTTTTCTCTCCTCTCTATTGCCTTTGCTAGTGCGTGATTATAAGCATTAGCATGGCGGCTGTGCCTGTTGCTCGCCCCGCGCAGGATGGCGTATAGACGGTTAACCTCGGCGCATTCGGGGTGGTGGCACGATCCGTCTACCCAGGCCGAGCCCACGGTACAGTAGGCTCGCACTATAGTCTGTGAGGGCCGACACCGTTGGCACAGCCAGTTGTCACCTTCTTCTTCCTCTTTTGTTACAAATGCCGTGACGATTTGCTCACTGTGAGCAAATCATCTCACAAACCCGCTTTGTTGCCATCTGTTTCTCCTATCTCTCTATCTCTTCCTCTGTCTCTAGTAACTAGCGTCGTCGTAGCATTCTGGGCAAACTGACCCGCTGCTAGAAGACATCAATTCACGCGCCATGCACCCGCATCGCGAGCAGACTTTTGCTGCCCGGCGGCGCTTGCGGATGCTAGCCATCCTCATCTCCTCGGCGGCTATAAAGGCCGCCATGTCCTCGGAGGACTGATCTATGTCTGCTGGGATTCTCCCGATTCCGTATGCCATCTTTGTTTCTCCTCTCCTGTGCTCTATCTGGGCGATTCTGCCATGTCCGCATATGCAATGATTGTGTGCACCCAAAGGCCCTTGTGCCTGGTGTAGATGGTGCCGTCGGGTAGGCGTAGCCCACGCCGCCGCTTATTGCCATCCCTGATAACTACATCTTCGATGACCGTGGGGACGGTTTCGCCGCTTGTTAGTCGGCGAAACGGCTCAAATCTGTGCCGGGCTAGGTATTCATGTGTTTCCACTGCGTTCTCCTCTCCTGTCTATCCCCGCGCCTAACGATATACCGCTATCTCTCGCACCCAGTCGCGAGTCAGGCAGTGCGCGAGGTCAAAGCCTGCTCCAGCTATCATGACCGCTGCGTTTGCGATCGGGGCATCGGCCAGCGTCAGGTAGGAGTATCCACCGTCATAGGGCTGGCGGTCGTCCCAGGCATCTGATCCCAGGCCCACGAGCCACGGCGCGCCATCTTGGTCCTCCATTATCCAGTGGTCGGGGTATCTGTCGTCGTTGTAGTACACAGCTGGTTGGTAAGTCTTGCGTGTCCATTTTGGTGTCCAGTGTCCGGCTGCTTGTTGCTGCTGGTGTGTCATCTTGTTTCCTCCCTTTCTTTCTAGCCCCGGACTGCCCGCTTGAGGTCTGCCAGCGTCCAGCCGAGCTCCGCCTGTAGTGCGTTGAGCTTGTGCTGGTCGACCTTGCCGTTGCGGCCGGTGACTCGCCCGGCCTTTATGGCCGCGTTCCACTCGGCCCGGCGGGCTGTGGTAACCTCCGGTGTCCACTCTGCGGCGAATTGCTTGAGGCCCTCTTCTATGTCGGCGTCGATCTGGCGGTCTATCTCGTGGTTGCGGCGGGCCACCGTGCCGTCGATCTGCTCATTGCGGCGGGTGAACCATGCGGCCTGCTCGTGGGGTTCGCAATTTCCGAAGTCCTCCGGTAGTTCCCTCTTTGTCTTTTGTGCCATCTGTTTTGCCTCCCGTCTCTATCTGCTACCAGTATATAGTATAGCAGATGCTGTGTCAAGGGTTTTAGCGAAGCTCGTTAAAAGTCATTTTGCTGTTGATACCCCCCAGCAGATGCTGTATACTAGGCGCATGAATAGCAGTGGCATAGGCCAAGAGATACGTCGCCTCCGGCTAGCCGCCGGTAAAAGCCAGGTGGAGCTGGCATCTGCGATCGACGTGCACTGGACTACGATCTCACGGTGGGAGCGGGGTATAAGCGTCCCCATAGCGCCGCTGCGAAAACTCGTGCTGGCGGCTCTTGTTGTGCAAAAGACTTGACAACCTATAGGGCAGTTGGGCTATAATGAGCGTGGAGGCTTCTAATGATAGATTTGTTGCAGGGTGACGCTTTGATTGTCAGCACTGACAGACTGTTCCCAGGGCGAGGCTACGCAACACTGACCCTCACGGAGCGGAACTTAGTGCGCGAGGAGGCCAAGCATTGGTATGCCCAAGCAACTATGTTTCACGCACGCGTGGCTTATGACAATGCGAGGATGGCAGGGTGGAGACCGGAATGGCTGCTCTAACGCCTGACGAGCGAGGCAGGCGATAGGTATGGCCACTAATGGCCACTAATGGCACTTCTAAAAACGGAGAGGGTGGGCTCAAGGGCAAGCGCAAGCAGTTCCTAGCGCTCTACCCCAAGGTGCGCAGTATCACGGTTGCCGCTGATGGCGTTGGCGTACACCGCCGGACGATCTATAAGTGGCGGGATACCTGCAAGGAGTTCGCCGAGGCATTCGCCGAGGCCCGGGAGCAGATAGCCGACGAGTTGGAGGCAAAGGCACTAGAGCGTGCTATAACCGGCGATCCCGAAGATAGAGGCTCGCATGTGCTCATGATCTTCCTTCTCAAGGGCTTGCGGCGTGAGGTCTATGGTGACCATCGGGAGCTGCGCCACGAGGGGTCTGGGGGTGGCCCTATAATCATCGAGCGGCGCGTACCTCGCCCGAACTACGATGACGACACAAACGCGGATTCCCGCTAGCTACGAGCCGACACCCCGACAGGTGGAGGCTCACTCGGCTACGCAAACATGGGTGCTCTATGGTGGTGCCGAGGGCGGCGGGAAGACCTTCTGGCTGGCCCAAGAGGTACTAGAGTTGCTCTTGGAGTGGCCAGGCATTGAGGGCATTATAGGCCGCTACGATTATAACGACGTCGTGTCACCAACGCAAATCCGCGACGTGTTCGGTCGAGTTTGCCCTGCCGAGATTATTGAGTCTGAGTATCGCTCCCCTCCGTCGTGGGTGCGGCTGATCAATGGCAGCCGTGTAACATTCACAGGACTTAAAGACTATCAACCATCTGCAGAATATGGGTTCTTTGCCATAGACCAGGCTGAGGAGGTGCCCGAAACAACCATCCGTCTTCTGTCTGGCCGCATCAGGCAACGGATACCAGATGGGCGGCATCCTCATTTCAAACGCATTCTAACGTGCAATCCTCATCCTAATATGGTGTGGTTCATCGATACTGCCGCAGAGCACCCAGACGATTATCTCTTTGTGCCTGCACTGCCGCACGAAAACCCCTATCTCCCTGATGTATTCTTTGATGATCGCAAGCGGGACTACACTGATGATCAGTATCGCCGTCTCATTGAGGGGGCTTGGGACGTATTCGAGGGCCAGTATTTCCCGGAGTGGGAGCGCCGAGCGCATGTCTGTCAGCCATTTGCGATACCCAAGGACTGGATACGCATGATCGGCGTAGACTACGGCTACGGAGCCCCCTGGTGCGTCTTGTGGGGGGCTAAGAGTCCTGATGGTGTGATCTACGTCTATCGAGAGATTTACGAGGCTGGGGTTAGGGCCGACGACCAGCCCGGGCGTATCCTGGACCTATCAGAAGGGGAGACGCTGACCCGCAGCTTCGCTGACCCTTCGATGTGGCAGAGCCGCAACGAGGTCGGCTTAGATTCTATCGCAGCAACATACGCCAGGGCAGGGCTGACGCTGGAGCAGGCCAACAACGACCGCATGGCCGGCTGGCAGCGAGTACGGGAATACCTTGCCTATGATCAAGGTCGGCTCCCGCTACTTCAAGTCTTTTCTACCTGTTCTAACCTGATACGCACTTTACCCATTCAGGTACATGATGAGCGCAAAATCGAAGACCTTGATACAGATTGGGAGGATCACGCCGTCGATGCGCTGCGCTATATGCTCATGGGGGCCAAGCGGGTGACAAAACGTCGCCAAACGCGAGTCCGCGGCTACGGGAATTGGGGTAGATAATGGCCGAAGATGATTTGACTCTTGAACGAGTCGAAGATTGGCACAAGCAGCTCAAAGAGCAGCGGAAACGAGTCGAGGAGCAGTGGGATATCCAGCAGAAGCTCTATGATGGCGACTATGATTTTAAGGTGCCTGACCTTGTGACGCAAAAGGGCCTCAAGCTGCGGGCCAGCAAGGGCTCGCAGATCGTCCACACTCTGGCCGAGCACATGACCACAGAGGAGGCGCAGATACACTGCGACCCAAGGGACAAGGAGAATCAGCTTGATATAGATGCTGCTACCAACGTTGAGGAGTGGGCTGGGGCGTGGCTGCACCAACAGTCCGTCAACGCGTTCCTGGAGCTAAGGGAGCCTCCGGCCAGGGCAGCCAGCAAGCTCTTGGCGTTGCGTGACATGGCAGTGCTCAAGGTTATGTATGACGTTGACGCTGTCACTAACTCGCCTGAGCGCCGTGATGGAGATACAGCAGAACTTTACAAGTCCGCAGTCCGCAGGTGGGAACGGGACTCGCAGAACGCCTCCCCGATACTACTGAGGACACGCGATCCCGTATGTGTCTATATTGATTCTGGTGGACGTTATGCCATCGAGACTTACATGCGGTCACGATCGGAGATAGAGGATATCTACGATCTGGAACTCAAAGGCAACGCTGGGAATAGCAAACTTGTCAAATGGCTAGAGTGTTGGACGCCGACGCAACGGCTTTATGCTGCTGGCGGCGAGGTCCTTGAGATCAGCAAACACCGCTACGGGTTCATCCCGTACGTCATTGGCTATGGTGGTTGGGGGCAGGGTTCCACGATGGCCCCCGGCCAAGCCGACAACGTAGAGACCGACGGCGGGATGCACCGCATGATAACTGGTGCTCTGTGGTCCGTGCGTGGTGAGCTGGAGGCGAGGGCCAGGAGGATGACTCATGCTGACTTCCTATTGCACCAGTATGCCTATGCCATGCCAGGGATAACCGGAGCCACTAGAGAGATTGACGACGACTTTGCGGTGCAATGGGGGACAGGGAATCCGACGGTGTACCCCGAAGGTACGCAACCGGTATGGAATCGCCCAGACCTCCCATTGCGCGACATACTGGAGTTCATTGCTACGGTTGACCATGACATAGCTAGAGCCACCGTGCCGGACATATTGGCTGGCTTTAGGCCCCAGGGCGTTGACACTGCGCGGCAGACCGAGCTACTGGCGACGTTCGGGCGGATGAAGATCGGGCCGGCCATCGCCTCGTTGAACGCCATGTTCACGAAGGCCCTGGAATACGCGCTGCGGCTAATCGAGGATGTAATAGAGCAGCCAGTGACGATAATTGGTGATTCGCGTCGTGATCCCAAGAATCCTCGGCGTATCATTCGCGGCTGCACGTCATACACGCTGGACCCCGCAGAGCTGCACAGAGTCTACTTCCCGGAAGTACGGTTCATACCGACGTTGCCCCTGGACCGCAGCGGGAATATTGCGATGGGCAAGCAGATTGAGGACAAGATCACACGGGAGACATTCCTAGAAGACTATGCGGGCATGGAAGATGGGGCACAAGAGGCCGAGCGCAAGCGGAAAGAGATCATAGCAGATGCCATAGATGCCGCAATCCTGGAAGCCACAATGCCCGCGATACAGGCGGCCGCCATCACCGGTCTACCGCAGCAGGTGCCGCAGTTAGTGACGGCAGAGCAAGAGCGTGGCGGCATGGCTCCACCGATGCCGATGCAGCCACCAAGGCTTGGGATGGGCTAACATGGCCGTCAAAGGCGAGCGCAGTCTAGTCACGGAGGTATTCCTGGAGGAGTTGCGGCTTATCGCTAAAGTGGTGGAAAAATCCCTGACCAGGCACGAGATACCGTTCATGCAGGAGCGGCTCACACGCCGCCAGCAGCGGGCACGGCTGGAGAAGATGACGATAGAGGAGTTCTTAGGGCTGGCCGCACAAGCGGTACAGAGCGGGCAGGGCCTCGGCCCGTTGCAAGAAATGATAGACGAGTTCAAACCAAGGGAGTAGGGGTATGGCGAGCGGTACAGACATATATGGCCCAAAAAGTGGTGCGCCAGCCGCAACTACTACAGGTGGTGGTAGCGATTGGGCGATTAACTTTGGACGCATGGTAGCGCAGATGCTTCAGCGACGTTCCATCTATTGGGCTGACCTTATAGCTGACCCAAATGCCAGGTATGAGGCAGGGTTAACCGGTCAGTTGTTGCTAAAGGTAACCCGTATGGTTAATAAGGGAGCTACTGACGCTCAAATAGATCAGGCGCTTGGCATAGGCGGCTCTACGCTGTCTACTTCTACGCCGTCTGATGGTCGTGCGCCGTCTGCTTTGGAACAGACACTGGCTTTACTTCGGCAGCAGTTCGGGCCAGATGCGGTTAACCAATATCTCCAACAGCAATACCTTGGTGCTATGAGCCCAGCACAGCAGGCGCAGCAAGATCGACTCTACCAGGCTCAAGAGGAGTCGAACGCCTTGCAGAGGGCTCAATTCGAGTGGCAAAAGGAGCAAGCACGGCTGGCGGCAGAGGCCGAACGGCAACGGATGATCGAGGAATGGAGCAGCCGTCCTCGGGACTGGGCGACGTTGTGGAGTGCAACGCGGGGCCAAGGGATAGGCGACTACCGCCCAGCCATACCACAGGGGGTGAACATACCTCAATGGATGGGGAACATGGGTGTTACGACTGGCTTGACGGAGGCCCAAGGGGAGCCTAACCCGCCTTGGTTGCAGCAGTTGTTGTCTGGGCAGGCTGGCGGTATGCCGTCGTCGCAGGCGTTCAGGCTCCCTGGCCAGGGTGAACTCGGCCCGATGCCGTCGGCGCAGTATTTGAGCAGTTTGACGCCATCGGAGCTAGAGGGGCTTGGTGGCTGGTACGGCAGGCAGGGCGTAGACCCTGGTGACGTGATGGCAGCGGTGAAGATGCGGCTCCCAAAGGTGAGCGCACCGATGGCGACGTATGGAGCGAGGAGGTATTAGATGGCTGAGCCCGCTATTGAGTGGCAAAAGGAAGCCACGAAGCTGCGAGATGCAATGATGGCAAAGTGTGGCGACTTCGACGTAGACGCTATGCTAGCTGAGACAATCGAGGAGCTGTTTGGGCCGTGTGAGGAGGTTCTAGATGGTTAGTGTCACGATCACAGACAGGGAGTGGAGGGACGGCGTTAGGCCGCCTGGAAAGTACAAGCTCGTGCATAGAGATGCGCAGATGCTGGCAACGCTTTACGTTGTTGCCCCACTCCACTATTTGCTGATCATATTCTATAGGTGGAGTTGGCGCATAAAGTATGCCTGGGGGAGAGTAGTCTATCACTTCTCGGCACGGCGCATCAGAGATGACATTGAGGCCGCAAGCCAACGAGGGTATGCCAGAGGTTTTGTTGCGGGCTATCAGAGACGCAGCGAGGAGATAGAAATGGTCTTTGACGACTTTGAGAAAGAAAGGGCTGAACGCCGCCAGAAGTTAGGCGAGGAGATACTAAATGACGCTTGAGATACAGGAAGCGCAAACATTCAAAGAGTGGCTCACGTCCAACAATGGCAACACGAACGAGATTGGTATCGCAGCTATTCTAACAGACAAGTTACGCGAGTCCGTACATTGTAAGCGGGCTATCTCCATAATGATGACACAGATGTGCGATGAGGTAGCCGAGAAACTGTACCGTGACGGCTACGTCTCTGATAGGGTGCATCTTGAGAAAGAGCGGGATGCTTGTCTAAGGGCCACGGAGATATACATGATCTCTGGGGGCCATTTCGAGGGTGAGTTCCCAAATTACATGTCCACCTGCTTCGAGATGTGGAACGCTTCCGCGCACTTACGGCGGATGAACCCATTCCAGTTCACCAGACATTGGATAAGAGTAAAGCTACACCGAGTCCGTGGAACACTGCTAGATTGGTGGGACGCGGTCAAGGAGGTTCTAGATGGCTGAGCCGTGGGTGATCTTTGCGGGCTGGCTCGTCGTGATGTGGGCCTACACGCTGTTTTGTGAGGTGACGGATGCAGTATAAGGTAGTTTCTGCTCTATTTGGCGCTGGGCTCCCGTATAATGTTACTGGCATTGTGAGCTTTAGAGGCTACGCAGTGTATGTGGAGGCAGACAAAGCCTATGTCCTGTTCCAAGGCGGCCTCATGGACGAGTGGGTTGAGGTGACACTTGCCCCCTAACTGGTGGGAGCTACGCCCTGTGCGGCTGGACGAGGACGAGCCTGAGCCTATCGCGCCCGTGACGCTGCAGTCGCTGATGCAGTTATTCTCGTGGCTCAGTTCGCAGGCAGTTGTTCCCGAAGAGCCGGAGACGCCTCCTCTTATGCCGTGGAGTCCAGAGTTATTGCCGCAGCTTATACCTGGTTTACAGGAGGCCCCATGGAAAAGCGTTGTAGGGGAATCATTAACACGACATTGGCCAACGCTTCAAAGGGGCGAGGCAGAAGGCGAGTTACCAGAGATACTACCTCCTGAGATGCCATTGTTCGCGAAGCCAGTCGAGCGTGTAGAGCCGGAGCTAAGGCCGGAGCAAGAGGCAGTTGCGGGGATGGGTGGATTATTGTTGGACATCCCAGTATTTGCGGCATTAGGTGGGCCTTTTGGAGCAATAGGGCAATCAGTAGCGACGAGATTGCCAGCAGCATTAGCTCCCATAGCAGCGAGGGGCTTAGGTGGTTCAGGAGTATTGGGTAGTTATGAAGCTTTGCGTGGACTCTTAGAGGAGCAATCTCCTGGTGCAATAGCACATCGGACAGCGATAGGGGCTACTCTTGGAGGAATGGCTGGTGGGGCAGGAGCCGTAGCAGAACCACTAGGGAAGGTGCCGTCATTTTTGGCTGAGGCAGGGGTATTCGGTGGCTTGGCCCCATCACTGGAGGCTGGCGAGCCAACGATGCCGACGCCGGAAAGCATGGGGATGACGGTAGCGACTCTATTAGCGATGGGACTTGGTAGTCGGCTGTACGCATCGGTGCGAGGGAAGGTTAGTACTGGGGATCAGTTAAGCCCAGAGGAGCGCACCTGGTGGGA